GCAAGACTTGTTGATATTCTCATCACTTCGGTCAAGCCGGTCACAAGTCTCTTGAGCTTGTTGACAGGATATTCAGGCAAGTAAAGAATGTCACCGCCTTCAGTCAATATGAACTGCCTGTAATCGGCATTTATAAAGTGCCGGTCACAGTATCTTTCAACTGCTGCAGAAATTGCCGGAATGAGCAAATTGATTTTGTCATCCAGCTCCGTGCCGGTCAAGCCCATATAGGTTTTGACATCTGCCAGAGTTGTAAGGTTTGCCAACTTTGCCCCCTATTCTTTGGGCTTGTCTTTTTTGAAAAAGCCTTTTGTTTTTGGAGCTTTTTTCACCATCTTGTCAGCATAAGGCTTTGCTTCTTTGCTCTTGATGAGCTGCTCAGCAATGTCTTCTGGCAAGACGTGAATCGAGCCATCATTTTTGACAACTTGCACCATTTTCATGGTAAAAATCCCTTCAAAAAAAATTAAAAAGCAAGATTAGGGGCAGCAGAGATGAGCCAAATCCACTGCCCCCTATCTGCCCAAAGCTTTTCAGCTCTGATAATTATATCCTGGCAGTCGCACCAAGAACGTTTTCGTATTTATAGCGTGCATTGCCAGTCACAGAGATGATGCTGACTTCATCAACTCCCGTATCATCGCTTTCTGCGACATAGCAGGCAACATGGGTGAAGCCGTTTTCTGTGTCAAGGTCTTCTGCCTTGCATTCCAGAACATAGACTTCACCGGCTGCACTCGGGTCTTCAACAGTCACTGCCTTGCCAGTGATGTCTTTTACGCCAGTTCCGGCTGCATCAGTTGCCTGCACCAGCTTGCAACTGTCAAGGGTATCAGCCGCATTCCAAGTGCCGAGTGTCACGACGAAGCACACAATGGGGCATTCGCGCATGTCAACATAAGCACTTGTGGCATTTGCACCACCGATGTCAGTGGTCTTCAATGCCTGCACAATTTTTTGATTATCAGAGATTTTATTCATGTCTCTGAACCCCTTTCTTAAAAGCCAAACTTCCCTTTTGACAACCTGCAGAGGCAGCAGCTCTCATTTCTGAGAGCTGCCCCTACAGAAGATTATTCCCTGGTTATGTTCTTGCTTCAAGGGTAACAAACGGGCTGAGCTTCTGCGCTCCGTATTTGGGCTGCAGAGAATTTTTCCACCATCCCTGCCCGTCGTATCTTATGACGAACCTGAAAGCGGTCTCATCATAATCGAACCTGAGATGAATGCTGGTGTCTGTCTTGACGTTCATGCCTGCCTTGCCGCCAAGCAGATACATGCCAGGGTCAACAACAGCAATGTCACCGGCATCGCCAAGAGCCTTCATTTTCTCTGTGAAGTAAATTGGCCTTCCAAAGAACATGTCGTAAGGCTTGCCGCTTATGCCGTTTGCAGGCATCCAGGCGGGGGCATTGCCAACAACCATTGTGCCAAGCTCTTTCATGGTTTCGTGGTTTGCAAGCCAGATTGCTCTGCCCTTGCTGCCAGGATGGATGGCTGACCACATCTTCATGATGTTTTCGGTCACAATAGTGTCAGCAGCTTGACCTGCTTCTTTTGTGACAGTGACCAGGGCAGGTGAACTCAGGAAACCTTGCGGCTTGCCAGCACCATCGCCTTCAATGCAGTCACAGTCAATTGTGAAGGCTATTGCCTGAGAGAACATTGAATTCAGCAATGCTTCAATTGAAACAGGGCTGTCTTCAAGCAGTGAATTGCTGACATAAACCAAACCAGCAACTTCATTCAGGGTTAACTGAATCTGAGCAGGCTTGAACTTGCTTCTGGTCTTTTGCTCACCTTCAGCAACTCTGTAAATTGTGACCCCCCCGAAGAATTCACCACCTGAGTGGTCTTCATCGTAAATGCAGGGTATTTTCACAGAGTTTGACCCCATCGGAATGAACTGCGCTCTTGGCATGAAAATGGATGCTTCAAGAGCAGTTTGCAGGATACCAGCTCTGTATTCGGTTGGGATGAGAAAGCCGCCCTGGGCATCATCGCCTTCTTGCATGATGGTTTTCTCATAAGCCAGAAGTTTTTCTGACTTTCTGCCATCTGCAGCGGCTCTGACATCAAGGCAGAAATGACCGAAGTTCTTGAACCCGCCTTTCGGGTCAATGCCTTTTTCTTTGTCGTCTTTTATCATTTTCTCGAAAATTTCCTTCTGGTCTTTGAAGTATTTTTCGAGTGCTTTGTTGACACAAAGCTGAATGGTCTCAGAAGACTGTTTTTCAAGTTCTGTCTGAGAAAGAGCCAGAGCAGCATTGCCACCTGTTGCACCTTGCACCAGTTCAATGGCATTGCCTTCTTCGATAAGTCTCTTGGCATTGACATCATCGCATTTGAAGCCAGTGCCAGCCTTGAAGGTTTCGCCTTCAAGAGTAACATCTTTCAACAATCTAATTGTTTTCACAACAAAACCCCTTTCAAAAAAAACCAGTTTTCTATTTTCCATAATGCTGACTACTCTGCCACCTGGCTGCAGTCTCTACATCAATTACACTTTCCCTAATGCCCTGTTAAGAGCTTTGACTGTTTCATCTCCAATTTTTTCTTCAAAAGATTTTGGCTCATCGATAATCTGAATGAATGTTGCAGGCTCAGGGTCACAAATGCTGCATACAATTGTTGACCTGCTTTGCTCTGTTGCAGGCTCAAAAGGTTTGCAGGTATGGTCATGGTCTTTGCACCATTTCTTTGCCTGAGCAACCGTAAATTTGCTTTTATCAGAGTGGATTGCCTGCAGCTCTGATTTGCCATCGGTCTTTCGCCTGCCAAAGATGGCATGGATGCCATCTCCAAACCTGTTGTTGTTTCTGGCAAACCTGTTATATTTATCAGGGTCTTCAAGCCTGCAAGAATGCTCATTAGGATATGGTTTTAAGCCAAAAAGATGTTCTTCCCAATCCCATCCATTTTCAAGACAGACAAAAAGCCATTCCAAATCAATTAAACCATCTTCAATATCTTTCCAATATTCAACAAACAAGCCTTTTGCTTCAAGCTCTGAATATTCTTTGAATTCAGGTGGCTCTTTGTCAAACTGGTCATAATGTTTTGCCAGGTGATTATAAACCGCCTTTCTGTCTGCACCAGGAATCTGAACACCACCACGCGCACCAAGCAGAGCTGCCATTGCTGCAGCAACTCCACGCCAAACAGCCTTGAGACCGCTTGCCTGGTGATGGGGCAATTTATATGCACCTTTGTTTTCGGCATTCTCTGAATCATACCAGGCACAAATCTTTTTAAGAGTTTCGACATCTGCAGCTCTGACTTCTCTGCCTGCATCCCAAGCTGCACCTTCAGAAGCTGTGCCATAATCATGGTATGCTATGACCCCTTTTGTTTCAAGGCTGTCAATGCCAAGAGCTTCAAGGGTCTCAGGCGAAATGTGCAACAAGCCCTTTGCAACCTGCACAGTCAAGGCATTGGGATTTGCTGCAACCCCAACTTTGGAATGTTCAAGCAAAATCCATTTGGTATAAATTCTTTTGACTTTTTCCTGGTCAAAGATATAACCTGATTTATGCAGCCTTTCAACAAGCTTTGCCCATCCTTCTTCATTGTTATTGACCCATTTAATCGGCAAGAAACCAACTGAGCTGGTCTTGAGATGTTTCTGTTTGACGAGCTGCCAGATTTCTTCAGCTCTTGGAGTTTCGGCATAAATCGTTTTTGCGATAATGCCGATGTTGTCTGTCTTTATCCACTGGTCTGAACCAATAGGCGGCTCAGTTGTTCTGTGACCCCAAAAGACTTGGGGGGCTTTCTTGAATTCTTTAAGGTCACAGCCTGAAGGCAGCAGAATTTCACCGTCTCTGTCAATGTCCCTGGTTGAAATATAAGTAATTTCAGCTCTTTCACCTTCTTTGAATTCAGGCTCTTTGACATGCACAAAAGACTTTCTGATGAAGGTCTCAACTCCGTATTTGTCACAAAGCTCTTGCAGCTCTGTTGACAGGTCTGATTTTTTAATAACTTCAGTTATGAACATTCCTTAATCCCCTTTCAATTCGGCTCTCAAAGTGCATCTGCAATTCGGATGCAGTGGTGGTGACTCAACCGCTTCATAGTCGAATTTCAAAGACCTTGCAACTGGATTGCCTTCAGCATCTTCAAAGTTTGCATCCAGGCTCTGACCCTGTTCAAAGAAGGGCTGCCCAAGACTCACAACCTTGCCATCCATTTCAACACACCAGGGGCAGGCATCCGCTTGAGCATCCCAGACCATTGCTTCAACAATGCCGGATTGCTGCCAGGATTTTATCATTCCCATGTGAGATGCCCTGCTGCTCTCAGACCTGGCAATCTGTTGAGCTTTCAATTTACTCATGCCGTCAAAAAAAGTTCTTGTTCTTGCAGTCAACTCAGGGATTGACTCGCCTGCTTCAAAGCCCCTGGCAAGAGTTGCGGCATAAGCACTTGAAACATCCCTTGAAACTACTGCTGCAAAATGAAAAACGTATTCATTCAGGAACGTTTGGACTTCAGGATTCAGAACATTGAAAGAAATGCCTGAGCCGATTTGAGTCATGCCCCTTGTGCCACCACGTATCAATTGAGCTTTGATTGGAGCTGACATTTCTCTGTTGATGAGAGCTGCCCATTTTTCTCTTTCAAACATAAATTCATCCCACTCAGGGATTGCTTCACCTTTTTCACTGATGCCTGCAGGCACAAGAGCTTTCTGCTGCTCAAGCTTTTTTGCCATCTCTTTTGACATTCTTCTGAAGATGCTCGCCATAATTTTCTGCATTTTTGGAACGCCATCAAAATAAAACTGCTTTTCTCCGGCATCTTCAGCAGGATAATTACCATTGAAATTTATATTGACCGCTTTGCCTTCTTCTTGCTGCTCAGGTGGTGCAGAGCCAAGCGGTAAAATATTCAAAGGCACAAGTGGAGTATTGCCCCAGGAAACAGGCTCTTTGCCGATTTCTTCTCTGGCTTCATTGATTGTTATCACATAATTTTTCAGATTGCTTTCTCTTTCTTTCAATTTGAATTCTTTATCTTCAGGCACTGGATTATCAAAAGCCACAAAGAGCCTTTCATCATATTTGGGCATTGCGTCTTGATTGAGCTTGTCTTGAATTCTGTTGAGACGTGGCACAATCGTATCTCTTCGATATTGAATCTCACCAATTTCAGCATTGGCAAGATTGACTTTTTCTGTTGTGACCTTGCTCATCGGCACACCGTATGCACCAAGTATTTCTTCTCTGGTGAAAGCATGGCCTTTCATAAAAGCCATGTCTCTTGGTGTAAAGCCAAGCTCTTTTATGTCTGTGTCCATGTCAAGCACAGCAGGCAAGCCGGTCTTGCCCTGGCTGTAAAGATTCATCCATCTTTCTCTAAGTTCTTTGAGCTGCGATGGTGTGATTCTGCCCTGAGCCTTGATTAAAAAATCAGGTCTTGCATTGTTTTTAAGCAAGGCATCTTCATAAGCATCCATGTCTTCTTTGCGCTTGACAGCCATGAATGCACCTTGAAGCGGGCTGAAACCGTAAAAGAGATTATGCGGATTAGTGAATCTGAAGTGGACAACTTCTTCAGGTTTCAGTGCAACTTCATCAGCCTGGCTTTTGCCGTATAAATAACCTTGAATGAATGACTCAGTGCCAGGAACTATAGTTACATGCTGGCTTTGCAAAACCCACAAGGTTTGTGGAATTCCAAGAGCATTAGGCTGCATCCAGAGATAACCATCGCCTGTCAGCTCCATATAAAGCTGCAGCAACTCAAGCATTTCAAAGCCATCCATCTGTTGGTTTACTTGATGCCAGAGATTCAAGAATGGATGGTCAACAACTTCTTCAACCATGACCGCTTTGGTCAGTCGTTTTGCCAGATTTTTATTTTTACTTAATCGCTTGAGAGTTTGCTTCGTGACAGGTTTTGTATCAATGCCTTTTCTTAAATTGGGATATGCTTTCTGACCTGCTGAAGTGGTGACATATAAACGAAGTGGCACAGCAGCCACTGCATTTGCATTTTTGGAAGATGCGACATAAACCCAATGGCGATAATGCTTGAGTAATTCTGCAGCCTTGTATTTCTCAGCTCTTGGTATTATTCCAATCTTTTTGTAAACAGGCTGCACAACCACTTGGATTGGATTTAACAGCTTTGAAAAAAAGCTTCTCAAGCTCATGTTTGTCTCTCTTTCAAGGCACTAATTGCATCATGTTCAGCTTGCCAGTAAGTGCTGGTGGGATGCCCCCTAAATAATGCCAACCCATATCAACCTGCCCTGTATCTGCAATACTGTCAGTTCTTGTAGTTTTATCATCCATACCAAGATTCACTGCCGTATCCGAGCCGGCATCAATGCAAGGCGAATCCGAGCCTTGACCGGCTGCGATATGCTCAAGATGGTAATCGGCAGCACCAGGATTGACCAGAAGCGGATTCGATGTTATGCAGTTATTGAAAATTGGAGTGCCATATACATCGCCTGCAAGGTTTTGATAGCAACAGTTATTCAATGTCATAGTACCTGCTACTTCTGCGAGTTCATCACCACCAGCACCAGCATTATTATCCCAGATAATGCAATCGTACAATGTCACAGTAGAAGTGCCATCGCAGAAAACACCCCCACCATAAGCACTACCACCACCACCAGCAGAATTATTATATATAGTACAGTTTCTAAGCGTTCCGTCTGCAGTTGAAAAATAAAAACCACCACCATGAAGCAGTGGTGGTGAATCACCGTTATTGTAAACAAGACAATTATTAAAAAGTGGATTTGGATTACCACTTTCAACTCTGACACCTGCAGCTTTATATCTTGCCCTGTTATGTTTGAGAATGCAATTTTCAATCAATGGGTCTGAGCCGGCATGAAGAATATTTATTCCACCACCCGAACCATACGGGTCATATTGAGCCTGACAAAGGTCAACAATTACGTTTTGGATTGTTGGGCTTGAGCCAGAATGTATCAGGATTCCACCAGACCATCCGGCTGTGTCATATGCCCTGTAAACCGTCAGGTCTTTAATAATTGTAGTCAGCAATTCCCCACTGGTGCAAATAAAGCCATTGCTTCCAAGATTCTCACAATCAACAACAATGTCAGTAGGGTCACCTGTCTCGCCTCTAATTGTGATTGCCTTGCCGCCCAAATCAACATTTCGGTTATTCACACCCTGAAATGGAGAGCCAGCTTGTTCTAAGATGACTTCATCTGCTCCCGAAACAGCTGCAGCAACAGCAGCTTTAATATCGGCATAAACTGATGGGACTCGCCTTTCAGCCATTATGTTTTTTCCTTCAAAATTGATGTGTCAACTTGTATCGGCTCAACTTCATCATCTGTATTCAAGATTGTGTCAAGATTTGCAGCTACAAGCCCCAAATCATTGAAGTCAATTTTCATTCCATAAAACGGCAACTTCTTTGCCTCTTTGAGTAGAGCATTCTGCTGAACAAGCCACTCATCATATGATAGCCCTGGAAGCCCAATATTATTTTTCAAAAACGTGGCTTGAGGCTCTGCCTTATCTCGCAAAGCTTGCAATTCTTGTTCAGTGCAATCAATTTCAAGAATCAGAAAGTCTTTTTTCTCTTGTTTAGTATAGCCATCACTTGCAAGACGAAATAAGCAAACATCCCCTTGAGTTGCTCCAATTGCTTGTGCTGCCCTTTTTATAAATGTATTATATATAGTCATTTATTAAGCTCCCATTGGAATCATTCTCAGAAAAGCCGAAAGGTCAGCTCCAGCAATCACAGAGCCAATCTGGTCAATATTGAATCTGAGAATATCGTTCTTGTTAAGTTTGGTAAGTTGCATGGTTGTTGTTGAGCCAAATTTTGCAGCAGCCGCAATCTGGAAATCAGCAGGTGCAACCACTTCATCCCAGGTTGCTTCATTATCATCGCTTCTTTCAATCTGGATTGTCAAGGCTTGCCCTGTTGGTGCTGTCTTTACTCTTGCATAAGCTTCTTCAAGGTAACAATCCTGCAGCACAACCAGATAAGGGCATTGGTCATCAGCAACCGCAAGAACTCCGTCAACTATGAAAGTATATTGACCCCTGACCGGCTCCGAAGAAATGACAATCCACTGAGCCGAAACCGATTTTATCTTCACCATGTCATAAGGATTTGGTAACTCAAAATCGGCTTTGCCGTTTATTGTTTCTGCTCCGCTTGGGTCAACTATAACTGAATGAGCAGTTCCACCAGGATAATGGGTAATTGTATATTCTTTACCAGGAACTGAAGCTGCTGCAGGCAAATCAATGTCCATGTTCGCGCCAGCAGGTATCGCCAGAATTATATCATCAAGCGGATTGGCTGTTGTTGTTCCTGCAGCCTGAGTGATATTATGGCGCAAATCCAAAGGCTGAATATAAGTGATAGTTGCATCAATGTCGCAGTTGGCAAGGTTATACATATTAGAGCCAAAGAGAATTGAGCAACCAGCATCAAGGTCAAGGTCTTTTGCGCCACCAACAAAACCCGTCATGGCAAGAGTTATATTTGAAGCTGCACCAGTCACGTAGCAAGCTTTTTGATTTGTCGAAATACAATTTCCCAAAGCAATCTGATGACCTGAGCCACCATCAATTTTCAAAGCATCACTTCCAGCATCAGCATGAGCATGACTGATTGTTGAGTGCATATAAATAACACTGGTTGAATTCAGAATATGTAAAGCAGGCACACCCGCCTGATTGACGGCAACTATTTGACATTTATCTAATGTGTTTCCAACAACTGTATCAAGTTTGACAGCACCATCACAATCTGTTCGCCACATCCAAAGATTGTTAGCTGCTATTGCATGAATTGCAAAGTCAGTTGCGCCTTGCGCTCCAAAATAGCAGTGATGAATCTGTATATATCCGCTTGTACCTAAATCTTTATACGCCGCTTTGCCGGCATTGCCGGTCACAGTAACCTGCAACCCGTATATCCAAAGGCTTGAAACCCCATCAGGTCTTGTGATGACATCGCCTGAATCATAAGTGATATTGACAGTGTTTCGCTTTGCCCAAAGGCTGACACCGGATTTCAGAGTTAACTGTTCATTATAAGAGCCTGGAGCAATTTTGATAAGTGCAGGGCTTGAAGCTGCGTCAATTGCAGCCTGGATGGTCTTAAAGGGATAACCCCTTGAGCCTTCTTCTGTATATAAATCAATACGATTGCCATCAACGTGCAAAATAGTGGTCACAGTGTCAATGGCATCGACTTCATCGGACATGGCCTTGAAAACTTTATAAGACTCATCAAGAGTGCCAATGCCGCCAATTCCTTCATCCAGCTCTGACATTTTTTTTACCTTTCAAAAAGCTTTTTAGCTTTCAACAACTGGCATAAATTTGGCAAGAAAAGCCCCGCTTGTTGCGGCAGCCCCACCTGTAACTTCGACGGTCATTTTAATTGACCGCCAATTGTCTGTTAAGGTTGCGACATGGACACCTGCAGCCAACAGAGAAATTGTCGTACCAAGTTGATGCCAAGAATCACTGTCATTTTCAGTTCTTCCATAAATCTTGACTTCAACTGGCTTGTCAAGCCCATTCTTGATTGGAATGGTGGCTTTGACCAGGCTATGCTTTGCATCTAAGTCAATCTGAATCGAAGTATGAACAACCGCATGGTCTCTTAACGCACCACCACCATCAATAGCAGGGCTGCTGTCAGAAAACATAATCTGAGTGGCTTCAGGATACCCCATTATAAACCCCTTTCATGTCCAGGCTTCTTGTCTTTCATAAAGATTTTCTCTGTTTTCTTCCGTAATTTCAGCAGGCGTTTCTGTATCTTCCCGCTTTGATTTCTCAAGCGAATAAAGTCTTGGCGGGGCATCGCCTTTCAGATACATAGCCGGATACCTTGTTGCATCCATCGCATGGTCAAGAATGCCCTTTGCCGGTTTCTCATCCTTGCCCCGATGATATGATTCAATTTCGGTCAGCCATTCATCAATGCCTTCACCATCAGGCTCAACTGTCAATCTTGGTCTGCCATCACCGGCAAGTGCAAAACGGTCTCTGGTTTCCTGAATGCCTTCAAAAACTGCATTGTTTGCAGAAACACAGTCAAGGCCAGCTTCTTCAAAAGCTGCTTTCAAGCCGGCAGCAGAAGGGTCAATTACAAAGATTCTGTCTGGTGGCTGCCAATCTCTTGCTTCAATAGGGTTTTCTGGTCTGAGCCGAGCAATCAATTCTGCGCCAAAATAATTGGCAGCTCTGACAAAATCCTGTTGTAAAATCTTGCGCCTGTAATAAACTTTGAGCAAGTGCATCCTGCTGTCGCCATCAACTCCAAACAGGCACATGACAGCAGGGTCTTGATAGCCTTCATCAACTCCAATCACAAAATACTTGAATTCAGAAATGTCACGATGCACCAGGTGAACATCTCTGCTGAAGTTGTCAAATATCAAGCCTTCAAATGCAACCCACTTGCCAAGAACAAAGCGGTCTCTATACTGGCCGGTGAATTTTGCAAGCCGGTCAAGATAGTCTTGTGGCAAGAAGAAATTGTCAATCGACTTGGAATGAAAGACAGCCCTGCTGTTGTCTTTCTCTTTGAAAAAGCGGTTGTATAAGAAATGAGTGGGGGCATCTGGATTTGTGGCAAGGCCAAGCTGTCTGCAAAAGTCTGCATTGTTTCTGAGCCTGCCCAAGACCATGACATATTCTTCTTCAGTGATTTCCCTGGCTTCATCGATGAATGCCGAGCCAAGATTCATAGAGGCCATACGCAAGGGGTCATCGAATCCGCAATAAATAATTTCGCCGCCATCGTAAATTTGAATGGTATGTTCAGATTTGTTGTGCTTGTAACTGCCTTCCGGCAAGACGGGGGGCAAGTTTCCGTCATTCTTGAGCAAGACCCTGAGAGTTGTAGCCTTCAATGAAGTCAAGGTCTTGCGGAAAAGGCCAACCAGATTGCCTGGTTGCATTGCATGCTTAACTACGTCATAGCAAAGGATTCTTGACTTGCCTGAGCCGAATGCACCACTCAACATTTTCTCAGTGGCTGTGCTAAATAGAAAATCATGCTGCTTTGGCAGCAGCTCAATCTCTATTTCGTTTTCAGGCAAACCTTCAGTGCTTGTCAATGCTTTCAGATTCCTGCTGAGATTTTGGCTCATCTTCAACAGGGACAATGGGAAAAGCAACTTTGTTATTTTCGGCAAATGCAGCTTTGATTTCATTTGCCACTTTTTTAGTGCAGGCTTTGATGTCCACTGCAATTGATGTGTTTATTGAAAATACCAGGGGCAAGCTTAGCATTCTCAAACTTCTTGAGATTGATTCTTTTGCCTGTTTCAATGCAAACTTGAGCTGAGAATTAAAAAGCTTAACCCTGTCTTTGATGCCATCAAGCTCGGTTATAACAGGCTGAGCTGGTTGCTTTGTTGCTGCAGCAATGGCATCATCAACTTGCTTTTGTATATCGGCTTCAGGCATGGCTCATCCTTTCTTTGGTCTGTAAGTTACTGTTACACAATCTGCATTCATTTTTCTCATAACATTCCTGGCTGCGAATCTAAGCCCATTTCCAAAAGTGCTGTGCAGCAGCTTTGCTCTGGTTGACTTTGCTGCAATCCAATTGTCTCTTTGCAGTTTATATGGGAATCTGCAAACCTTGTATTTATTTTCTTCAATTTGCTCATAAGCATAATGCATCACACCTGGCATTAGTTTTCAATTCCCTTGCCGGTCAACCCGTTAAGCTTGCCGTTCATTCTGTTTTTCAAGAAATCAGGTGGTGGCTCTGCAACCTTGAAAGTAAGCACCGTCTTGCTTGTCGCTTCGACTTCATGGAGCTGTGCAACAGTGCCTTCTGTGCGGTCAAGAATTTCTTTCACAAGACCTGATTTGCCTTCTGCAATCGCAAACTTCAAGACCTTCTTTGCAAGAGCTTCTTTCCAAGTTAATTGCTTATAACCTTTGACTGTGCATTGTTTGTCAAGCATGTGTTTCATGCAAGCTGAAATTGTGCGTGGTGTTGGTGGTTTGGGTGGCTTAGAGTCTTTGGGGGGTCTGCCATTTGGATTGCCTGATTCGCCTGGCTTCCAACATCCACTATGGCCTTTCTTGTAAGTGCCATCGGGATTTCTATCAGGGTCAAGTGCAGCAGGTCTCAGGTCTGCAAATTCTGGGTGGTGCGGCTCAATATAATCCTGCTCTGAAGATTCGCTTGCGTTGTCTTTATCCTTGACTTTCATCGCCTTCACCTGTGTTATGGTTGAGCATGAAAGATTGTTTTGTCAGAGTTTACAAGAAGCAAAGAGAATGTCAAGCCTTAATTTTTAGGATTGATTCTCTTTGCCTCTGTTTTTTTCTTGAAAGGAGCGAAGCGAAAAGAGCATTTATTCCGATGAATTTTTCAGTGCTAAAGCCAGATGTATTGTAAGAATAAACTTTCTAAATACTCATCTCAAGTCAAATCTAATCTTATCTATGGAAATTGTGCCGTTTAGAAGCTGGATTTTGTAAGTGCTTGATATATGGTCACTTGTAAAATTCTGATTAATTCTGAAAAACGATTGAAAACCCCCCTGTTCAACCTGATTAAATGTTAAATTAAGGGGTTTTCGAGCCTGTTAATTCTGAAAAACCCCTGTTTTGAATTATTATGTAAAAGCCGAATTTAATTTTAACTGCTTATGTATAAGGCACTTAAAAATAAATTGTATTTATTCAGCATAATTGATTAATTCTGAAAAACCCCCTTTTGGGGGTTAAGTTGTCGAAATGGGTAAAAACTGTCTTTTTGGAGCATTTCTCTGATGTCAGCAAAATGCTGCACAAAGAGCCGCCGAGGACATGCCGGTTTTACAGCACAGTTGATGGCTTAAAAAAAGTTGAAAAAAAATTGCATTTTTCTGGTTTTTCTCTTGCCCCTGATGACCAGGATGGTAAAATCTGGATGGCTGAAACGGAGATGACGATGAGCAAATCAACCTTCAGAAAGATTCTTGACTCACCAAGAAACTCTGTTTCAGCCTTTTTTCTTTTCAGAAAGGGGGCAGGATGGAAGCAATTGAATTGGCTCATGATGCTCTTGAAAAAGTTGTTGAGTATTATGAGAAAATCGGTATTGTCAGAAAACTTGGCAAAAGAGAAACAGAGCTTTTTGAATTTGCGAAAGAAGCCCTGGCAGCTTTGCGCGATAAATATTTTAGTGACAAATAAGCAGCAGCCCCTTGCCGTTCCCTTCCCGAAGTTTCCGTTTCAGCCGGATTCTTTCCAAAGGAACTGTGCAGGGGGCTGTTTTTTTTAGTGAAAGGGGATGAGCCATGAAAATAGCTTATAGAGATGACTTGCATCTGAGCAAAAAGAATATTGCCAGGTTGCACGAAGTCAATGAAATCATTGAAGAATATGCTGAGCAGGGCTATGCTTTGACACTCAGGCAACTTTATTATCAGCTTGTCAGCCGCGATATGATTCCAAACAAAAAGGCTGAATATAACAAACTCGGCACACTGCTTACCAAAGGCAGAATGGCAGGGGTTGTGGATTGGGATGCAATTGAAGACAGAATCAGAGTGCCAAGAATACCTTATTCTGTTAGAAACATTGCAGATGCCCTGAATGACACAGTTGAGCAATACAGACTCAACAGGCAGAAGGGGCAAGAAATCTATATTGAAGTTTGGTGTGAAAAAGATGCCCTGAGCAATGTGCTTTCCCGTGTCACAGAAGAATATCATATCAGGCTGATGGTCAATCGTGGATATTCAAGCTGTACCGCTATGCATGATGCTTATAATAGATTCGAGATAAATGGACAAGGCGGCACAATTCTTTATATTGGTGACCATGACCCTTCTGGTCTTGACATGCTCAGAGACATTAAAGACAGACTACTTGAGTTTGGTGTTACCGTTGATGTTGTGCCGGTTGCACTGACCAGAGAGCAGATTGAAGAACATGACCCGCCTGAAAATCCTGCTAAATTTTCAGACCCCAGGGCTGATTGGTATATTGCAGAGCATGGTGATAGCTCTTGGGAAGTTGATGCATTGCCCCCGCAAGTCTTGCATGAGCTGCTGACAGATGCCATCGAGTCAAGAATTGACATGGATGCTTTTGAAGCAATGAAAGAGCAAGAAGAAGAAGACGTTGATAAGCTGAATGAAATGATTGAGCAGGTGCAGGAATAGAAAGGTGACAAGCCCATGAAAGGTGCTGACAGACTTCTGAAAATTCAAGCCTTATTGAAAGCAGGTAAAATATCAAGAGAAACTGCTATTGACAGGCTTATTTCTGGAAAAGGCAAACTTAACAGGGCAGCCTATAACCTTGCAGTTGAAGAAGGTCTTTGCCTGGTTTGCATAAAATGGGATAGATGCATTGTTAAAGACTGCACTATTTACACTTGCAAATCAGGAAAGAGAAAAGGCATTTGTACCTGGTTTGAAGAGAAAGGTGGCAAGCCATGACAACCAAGCTTGACAAGCCCGTCAAGAGAATCATCAGGCTCTATAATATTGATGCCGAAAGGCCAGTTGTTGTGACCTTATATCCTGATGGCACTCTTGGATTCAGAGAGAAAGGCAGGCAGAAAGAATACTTTGTTTCTCTCAGCAGTTGTTGGTGGCTGGCGGTGAAGCAGGCGGCAGAAGAACTCAGGGGGGGCAAATGATAGAATTTATTTATGGTGTCCGCGATAAAGATGGCATAGTCACAAAACGCCAATTAAGAGATAATAGTGACAGAAAAATCTTTACAAAAGCTTTTGAGAAGCAAGGCTTTCGGATTGTCAATCGAAAACAATATAGAGCTTTTATGAGCCATAAAGCAAAAATGATAAAAAGAAGAAAGGCAATTGCCAAATGATTCAGCAATCCCTTTTCACAAGCAAGCTTGACCTGGCATTTGCTCAATATCATGCTCACAATCCGCAAATATATCAGTTATTCAAGCAATTTGCCTTCAAGGTCAAGAATGCTGGATTCAAGAAATACAGTGCCAGGACAATCTTTCACAGAATCAGATGGCATATCGAAGTTGACACAAAAGGTGACCCGTTCAAAATCAACAACAACTTTTCATCGCGCTATGCCAGGATGCTGATTGATGAGTTTCCAGAGTTTGAAGGTTTCTTTGAGCTGAGACGGTTGAAGTCTTAATTGGCTGAAAATTGGATATTATCCAATTCAGAGCCAATAGAAAGGATGAGCCATGACATTCAAATCAGGTCAACAGAAAAAGCATATTGACAAGCTCAGGCAAGAAGTTCAAGCTCTCAAGAATTCAAAGGCTGATGTTATGAAGAATCTCAAGCAGGCTCTTGAAGAAAAGATTGAGCTGAGACAAGAGTTTGTGACTGCCAAAGACCTTGCAACTTTCTATGAGAAGCAAGCTGCTGAGAATGAGAAGCTTGCTGAATTATTCAAGCAGGTCTTGACGGTTCTGGCAGAATGCAAGGTTGACATTTCTGACATCCTTCTTGTGCCGGATAAAATCAAAAGGTTAATGGCAAATGATTTGTTTCAGACTTTGAATTCAATTACAATAATACATCCCAAAGACCTTGAACATTATGGATTTCAGCGAATCTATCAAACCAAAGATTTTGAACCTGAAAAATGGAAAAAAGATGCTCTGAAAAGAGCCAAGCTTTACGGCTTTGAATTGATTTCAATAATTTCACATTGGGATGGTGAACAATACGGAGTTATGGAAAGACACAAAATAATTTCATAAAGAAAGGAAAATCAGATGTCATCGAATTTACCGCCTGGATGCAGTCAAAATGACATTCCTGGCTGCAGACCAATGGACATTGCAGTTGACAAGGCGATTGAAGCAAAAGAATGTGGAGCTTGCAAGCATTATAATAGCGATGCAGAAGATGAGGCTCTTGCCTGTAATTTTTGCCATAAGCATTCACGTTTTGAAGTGAATGAAGACCATGCAAGAATTGTAGAGAATATTCAGATTGAAGCCGAAGCAAAGAGAATTGAAGGATGGTAAAAATGACTAACCAGCTCATTCACCGGCAAAGCGCAATTATTACTTACTGGATGTGTGCTGAGAAATATCGGCGCAGATATGCCAATGAAGAATTCCGGTCACCTTGTGCCAGAATGATTAGAGGCAGTGGTGTGCATGGCGGGGCAGCTCATAACTTCAGGCAGAAGAAAGACAGCCATCAGGATTTGAAGAAGCAAGATATTGTTGATAAGGCTGTTGCAGTCTTTGATGAGATATATGAAAATGAAGGCTGCACTCTTGCACCTGAAGAAAAGAGCAGGGGCAAAGGCATTGTCATTGGTGAAGAACGTGACAGGGTTTGGCGGTTATCAGAGCTGCAGGCTGATGACCTTGCCCCGACAATTCAGCCGGTTGCAGTTGAGCAAACAATAATTGCCGATTTTCCATCTTTGGGATTCAAGGTCAGAGGCACACTTGATTTGAAGGATTCTCGGAATGTGATTCAAGACCTGAAAAGCTCAACCAAGAAAAGACCGGCTGCAGATGTCCATAAAGATTTTCAGCTCACAACTTATGCCGCTTTGGATTTCACCTTAACAAAGAAAATGCCTGCAGGTCTCAAGTTGAATGTGCTGGTTGACAAGAAAAGACCTGAGCTGCAGATTCTTGAGACAGCCAGAGACATGCAAGATTTTGAGACTTGGTTCAGAACTATAAAGGCAGTCGATGCAGCAATCAGAGCTGGCATTTTCCCGCCGACCAACAAACATAACTGGTGGTGTTCACCAAAATGGTGTGAATATTGGGCAGATTGTATCTATTGGTCTGAGTCTGAGAGAAGCAGAATCTCAGCATGAAAGGTGGTGTTGAATGGTGCAAAAAGTCATAATAGGCTATACCGATTTCAGCACAATTGATTTAAGGGAATATCTGTCAAATGTTGCTGAGGTAATTCAAGAAGATGACAACACATTTATCTGTAATGCAAAAACACTGAGAGAATGCAGACAAGACCGTGAACCTTGTGGCAAGTGCTGCAAGATAAAACTGACACTTACGGCAGAGGTTTTGGAAAGGTATTGTTATTAAAGAAAGGTGGTGGCTTATGGCTAAGACATCTGCACCTGCAGGTGACCCCGAAGACAGGCGAGAAGTTGAAGCTGAGATTGTCAAAGAAGATGAGCTTGACATTCTCAGGGGCAATGGCATTGATTCAGCTCAAACACCAACAGAGCTGATAAAATCCGGCATGGCTCTTGTCAAGCTTGAGAATACAACTCAAATGACAATTGCCAGGGCAACCCCCAGGAATGAAGAAAGGGTCTTGAAGAAGTGCCTTGCAGAGCTTGCTCTGTATCCTGACATGGCTGCAGAAGCAGTCTATGTCAAGCCGGTTGGCAAAGACAGAAACGGGGTCATGCAATACGTTGAAGGCTTGTCAATCAGAGCTGCAGAGTCTCTGGCAACCAGATGGGGCAATTGCGCCTATGGAGCTGAGCCGATTGCCGATGACGGTGAAATCTTCACTCTTGGAGTGGTCTTTCTGGATTACGAAAGCAATGTCAGGGCTTCCAGGCTCTTGAGAATTTCCAGAAAGTTCAAGCGAAGAACAGGGCAGATTTCAACCTATTCTGAAGACAGGTTTAATTCAACCGTCATCCCCGCAGCTCAAAGCAAAGCACTCAGGGAAGTTATCTTGAGAGCGTTGCCTTCAGGTCTGACAAAGGCATATCTGAAGAAGGCTCAAGAGCTGATGAACAAGCAGTTCACACCTGAACAGCAGAAACATTATCAAAAAAAGCTTGTTGAAAGCTTTGCCCAGGTGAAGGTTTCCGAAGAACAAATTGGAGAAATTCTTGGCAAGCCCTTAAACATGGGCATCACAGAGAATGAGTTGACCAAGCTCAGGGGCATCTACAATGCCTTAAAGGATGGCGAAACCACGATTGACCAGCTCATTGGCAGCAGCCAGGATTTCCAGCCACCAGCTCAGGCATCAGCAGAAGAAGCCTTGAAAGCAGCTCGGGCAGCCACAAAAGAAGAATCCGATAAATCCGATGACAATACTGAATCAGAAAAGAAAAGGGGCAGAGGCAGGCCAAGAAAAGAGCCTGAAAGCAAGCCTGCTGAAGAAAAACAGGCTACTGAGACACCAGATGGGCCAGAAGAAGCCGCTACAACCCCAAAACGGCAGGATTTGACGCCTCCTAAGACCACAAAAGCTGAAGAAGCTTCTGTTAAATCTGCTGAGCCTGCAGCCGAAGACCCTGAAAGGGCGGCTCTGATTCAGGCTATCAAAGACAGCTCTGCAAGCCTTGAAAACAAGATTGCCATAGTTTCTGAAGTTTGCGGTGCAAGCTTCTCTGACCAAGCTCTTGCAGACATGGCTGAGAATCCTGAGCTGATTGAAGAAACTGCAAAGCTCAAGTCGGTTGTGAATATTCTCAAGATGATGGCTTAGAGGAAAAAATGTCAAAAAAATGTCCAGTTTGTTCACAAGAAATGACTGAAACCAAAGGGGGGCATTCATGCTCTTGTGGCTATGGTGAATGGCAAAGACCTCACTATATTAGAAAGGGGGCTGATTTGGAAAGCGCCAAAATAGTCATGCTGAAAGCTCAAAACGTCAAAAGGCTTTCAGCAGTTGAGATTCATCCCGATAAGGATGAAAGCCTTGTTGTCATTGGCGGTGAGAATGCCCAGGGCAAGACCAGCGTGCTTGACTCAATAATGTATGCTCTGGCGGGGGGCAAAAGCATTCCTGAAGATGTGGTCAAGCACGGTGAAAAGCAGGCGGTCATCGAGCTTGACCTGGGTGAACTGATTGTCAATCGTACGCTTGGCAAAGGGGCAAAGCTTGAAGTCAAGTATAAGGATGGCAGGAAAATGGGCAGCCCTCAAAAGCTGCTTGATGACTTGGCAGGCAAGCTGACTTTTGACCCCTTGCATTTTCAAAGGCTTTCAGAGACCACTGCAGGCAGAAGACAGCAGGCAGAGATTCTCAGAGAATTGATTGGGCTTGACTTCACAGCCCATGAGAATCAAAGAAAGGCTTTATATGACCAGAGAACTGATGTCAATAGAGACCTGAAAAGAATTGAAGGTCATCTTGAGAGCCTTGAATATTTCCCTGATGCCCCCAAAGAGCCAGTTTCAGCTTCTGAGCTTGTCGAAGAACTGCAGAAAGCAACTGACCATAATAGAAAAAAACTCAGACATGCTGCAGAATTAGACTTGGTTGAAAAATCTATTGACGCAATCAAGAAAGAAATCAATAAACTGCAGAAAGAGCTTGAAGACAAGATTGCAACCAAGCTGACAATTCAGAAAATACTCAAAGAATTCAATCCGATTGATGACCAGGCAATCAGGGAAAAGCTGCAGCAGGTTGAGCAGCTCAATGACCAGGTGCAGAAAAACAAAGCCAGAAATGAAAGTCTGAAGCAGCAATCAAAGCTCAGGCAGCAATCTGAAAAGTTCACTGAGCAGATTGAAGACCTGGACAAAAGAAAGCAAGAAGCTCTCAACAATGCCGATATGCCGATTGAAGGCTTGAGCTTCACAGAAGAAGGGGTCATTTTTAATAAAGTGCCTTTTGAAAACTGCAGCTCAGCAGAGCAGCTCAAGTTGTCAGTGGCAATGGGCATCAAGATGAATCCCAAGCTCAAAATCATGCTTATCAGAGATGGCAGCCTGCTGGATGACAACAGCCTTGAAACTCTCAGAGAGATGGCAAGCAAGGCGGGTCAACAAGTCTGGCTTGAGAGAGTTGGCAAAGGTGAAGAATGCACAGTTGTCATAGAGGATGGCACTGTGCTGAAATAGTCTTTTTGAGAAAGGAAAATTCAAATGGATTCTAAGGTTGAAATTCAGATTCCAGAAAAGCTTATTTCAAATTTAATTCAGGCTGAATTGATTGACAAGCTTGGTGATAAAGAAAAACTCATAAGAGCAGTTGTTCAATCTGCCATGAGTTTCAAACCAGACAGATATTCTGATGAAACAAACTTTGAGAAAAAAATCAAAGAAATGATTCAGGATGCTGCGAAAGAAGCTTTTCAAGAATGGCTCACAAAACATAAAGAAAAAATCAAGCAAGCATTAATAAATTACATGACAAAAAATAAAAATAAAGTGCTAAAGAACATGGTTGATGCCTTAATAAAAGAAGGCAGCAGTTGGAGGCCTTTTGTTAGAATTGATTTGAAAAAAGATGAAATATGATTAAAAAGTTTTCACAAGCTGTAATCTTTTTTTTAAAGAAAGGATGGATGTATGAAGAAATTAGGCGGTCAGCAAGACCTTATCGAAGGCGATTTGCCTGTCTTGGAAGATGAAGAAGTTGCGGGAAAGCTTGAACAGATTTGGAAGCTCAGAGAATCCGCAAAGACACATGATAAGCTTGTGGGTGAAGTCAAAGAATTCATCCAGGGCTGGATTCTTGGCTTGCCGAAGAAAGACCAGGCTGTTGAGCAGTTCAAATGCGGCGATTTCATTTTGACTTTCAAAGTCGAAAACAAAGAAGTCAAGAAAGTCGAATACGAAACAAAAGGCGGCAAAAAGGTCAAGGTCAAGCTTACCCCCGAAGATGACAAAGAAAGTGACTAATGGACATCACCAAAGTCAATAGAAGAAGGCTCAGGTTGCTTCTCAGGCTTTTCATTCCTGGCAGGCCAAAGCCAAAGCAAAGGCTGAGATTTATGATTGCAGGCAGGTGGGGCAAGTACAAAGAAAGCAAACTGCTTGCCCCATTGAAAAAACTGCTTGATTCTATCAAGTGGATGCTTGTTGCACCTGAAGCCCCTGGTGATGAAATGAAAGAGCTGATAAAAGAGAATCAAGAATGTCTTTCAGCAATTGACAATCTGCCTGAAGGCCATCCAAAAGTTGTTGGCTTCACGCCAAGTGACACAGCCGATTGGGAAAGCTTTGTTGCTAAGAAAGCCAGAAACAAATTCAAAGGCTCTGTTATTCTCAGAGAAGTGGCAATCTTTTTCCGGTTCATTTATGCCAAGAGAAACTTTCCTGATACCAGCAACATTGTCAAATCTGTTGAAGACGGTCTTCAGAAAGCAGGCATTTTCAAGAACGACAAACAGGTTGGCATCCATGTCACTTTCAGGGATTATGTCAAATCAACCAGGCTTGAAGGCACTTTGCTGCACGTCTTTGAGTGCTTTCAGGTTTCTGAAATAGAGGGGCAAGATGGCAAGGCCAAAAGCGATAAAACCAGAAGAACTGGACATGCTGACTCAGTTCAGAGTGCAAATAGTCACATGGGATAAGTATCAGATTGATGCGATTGGCAATAAATTGAAAGGCAAAGACTGGCTGAAACTTGTTGCAGCAGGCACAACAGACACCATGCACGAAGAAAAGCTTGCCACCAGAGGGCTTTTCTTTGACATGCTCAGGCATTCCAAAGGGGGCAGAAGGCCAGGATACCTGGTTGCAGGCAGCAATGAACCGCTGACCTTGAGCAGGCTTGCCAGGTATCTTTGGGTTTCGGTTGAAGAATTATTGCCACCACTGAAAAGGCTTATGATTACTGACAGAATCAAGCTGCTTGTTTCACCCGAGACAGATGAGCCTGAAGAAAAGATGCAAGTCGAATCTGAGCCGCCTTCTGAGAAAATCCTACAGCATAGAGCAATCAAAATCTTTTGGCTCTGTTGGGATGAGCTGCACATTAAAAGTTACAACAGAGAATATGATAAAGGTCAATGGGATGAGCTGAATCTGCTCAAAGTCTTGACTGTTGAGAAGCTTGAAAGGTTTATTGCTTATGCCTTTCATTTCCATCAATCAGATGAGCAGATTGGCATTCCAAAGCCTGAAGAAGAAAAGACTTCAAAACTGAAAGCACCAAGCATTGAAAATTTCCTGAAAAGAGTGCCGGATTACTCAAGCAGATTGCGGGGGCAGAAATGGGAAATGAGCCAGAAATTTGCAACAGAGAACCTGAAAAAGCATCAGCATCTGTTGAGCCATCAGAATTGACACAGAAGCTGCTTGCCTTTTTGTGTATATCAAGAATCATGGACAAGTGGCAAACTCTCAAAGACAAGAAAGCCATTTTCAAAGATAAGCAATTCAAGATTGAGCAGGCATTCTGGACAAATAAAATTGACCTTTACTTTATTGAAAAAGATGGCAAGCTCAGCAGGCCATATTCGGCGAGACAGGTCTTTTTGCACTGGCAGGAAAAGACCGAAGAAGATTATGAGAAGTTTGCAAAAGAGCTGATGCAAAAAAACAAGATTCTGATTGAACCTTTGGAATATAAAAAAGGTGATTCAGATAAGATTATTAAAATCAGAGCTGCTCTTTCGGATGTCGAAAAGAGATGGCTTGACCAAAGATTGATACCAATTGAACAGCAGATATTTTACAGAAAGCATGAACTCTGGAAATAGAAAGGATGAGCCATGAATCTTGGTGAGCTTGTATCTGAAAAGAGAAAGAGCAAGGGGCTTTGGTGGCAGAAAGCTCTGAATTTAGTGCCAGGTTGCACACCTGTCAGTGAAGCCTGCCTGAATTGCTGGTCTGCTGGTATGGCACATCGGCAAGGTTTCAGGCAAGGCATCAGTGATTATCAGTGGAAACTTTGGGGGGGCTTGACAACTTACGATGGCAAATGGAATGGTGAAATCAGATTGCTTGAAGAAAATCTTGAGCTGCCACTGAAGACCAAGAAACCAACTCTGTTTTCAGTCTGGAATGATTTGTTTCATCCGAAAGTGCCTGAGTCTTTTCATTATAAATTCTTTGAAATGGTTTCAGGGTGTAAGCATCATTTCTTCTTGGTCTTGACAAAGAGACCTGAAAATCTGCTCAAGTTTTATCAACAATGCGAAGATTATGACAGCTCTGAATTTCCTAATCTTGGTTTTGGTGTCACAGTTGAGCTGCCAAAATATCTTGACAGGATTTTGACTCTTTGTAAAGTTCCTGCAGCTCTAAGATTTGTCAGCCTTGAACCATTGCTTGATGAGCTGAGCATTTCCGGTCATGGATGGCGCAATGCAAGAAAAGAAGAAAGCATCCATTGGGTCATTCTTGGCTGCGAATCAGGCCGGAAGCGCAGACCGATGCAGCTTGAGTGGGGTCAAAAGATTCTCAATGAATGCAGAGACGCTGAAGTGCCTGCTTTCCTGAAACAGATTGAGCAAGGGGGCAAGTTAATTCATGCCCCTAAATCTCTGACAGGTGACAGCCTTCAAGTCTTTCCTGAAGTGGAGTGGAAACCATGAGAACCATTGAAAAAAACAAAATGAAAAAGGTCTGTGAATTTCAGCATAAAGTGATGCTCAAGCACAAAGTAATTCAGTCACTGACAGATGAAGAACAAGCCACTATGTTGCAAATTCTCAAGAATATGTATGCCACAGGATTTGAAGAAGGCAGGCTTTCAATGAGAAGGGAAATAATCAGAGAATTCAGAAACAGAAGGTGAAATCATGAAAATAATAAGTTTTGCATGGACAACTGAAGCATTATTGAAAGGTAAGAAAACTCAGACCAGAAGATTTTGGGATGACAAATATGCCAGGAAATTCAAGGCAGGTGACCTGGTGCAAGCTTATGACAAGAATCCAAGAAGCGGGGGCAAGCCGGTTGCAATCATCAGAATCACAAGAGATGCCTGGAAACAAAAGCTCAATGATATGAACACCAGACAATACCTTGCTGAAGGCGGCAAGCTTTATTGGTCTGGCACTTGGGAATTCATCCAAATGATGCTTTCACAAGGCAAGGGTGACAGGGTTTGGGTTATTGAATTTGAAGTTGTTGCATTTCATGGTGACAAGAAATGATTTGGAGAGTTGAACAAGGTGACTGCCTGCAAGTCTTGAAGATTCTTGGAACTGATTCAGTTGACCTTGTAGTGACTGACCCGCCTTATGGAATCAGCTTCATGGGCAAAAAATGGGATGAAGCTCTGCCTAATTCTGAAGTCTGGTCTGAAGTCTTGAGAGTCTTAAAGCCAGGGGCTTTCGCTTTCGTGATGTGCATTCCAAGAGCTGATTGCTCTTGGCGATTGATGGCAGCTCTTGAGCAGGCAGGCTTTCTGATTCACTTCACGCCGATATATTGGGCTTATGCTTCAGGATTCCCAAAGGCTCAGAATATAGCCAAATTCATTGAGAAAAGGCACAGAGAGCCTGATTCGATTGAAGATGTAGATGGATGCGGGGGCATGACCTCAGACAAAGGCTATAATGTCACAAAGCACCATGAGCATTACGATGAACTGACTCATCCTGATGCAATCCGATTAGAAGGCTCCTATGGTGGTTTTCAGCCAAAGCCTGCTGTTGAAGTCATTGTTGTTGCCATGAAACCTCTCTCCGAAAAGACCTTTGTTGACCAGGCTTTGAAGAATGGTAAAGGCGTGACTTGGATGGATGATTGTAGGGTTCCATTTATATCAAAAAAAGACGGAGAAGGAAAATATGGATTTGAACAGAAAAGTTCCACTAAATTCAAACAAATAAAACAAGGAGCAAAATCTCAAAAAAACAAACAAGGCAGATTCCCTGCCAACCTGCTCTGCTCTGATGATGTGCTGAATGATGGGAAAGAGAGCAAAGGCAGCCATAATGTTAAATATTTAACTGAAAAAGAAAGCATCTTTGGAGTGAGTGGAACTAAAACAGGATGTGTAGATGGTTTTAATGATTCATGTTCTTTCAGCAGATACTTTGACCTTGATGCATGGTGGCAAAAGAAGCTTGAATCAATGCCGGATTCCGTCAAGAAATGCTTTCCATTCCTGATTGTGCCAAAGCCTTCAAAGACTGAGAAAAACAAGGGTTGTGAAACTCTGCCTGAAAGACAAGTCAAAGGTGGTGGTGGTCTCAACAATACTGAAGATGATGTTTGTGGCAAATATGGCAGCATCAAAGCTAAGCAGCACAATCCCCATCCCACAGTTAAGCCCGTCAAACTCATGTCATATCTGATTGAACTTGGCAGTAGGAAAGGTGACCTGATTGTTGACCCATTTGCAGGCTCAGGCACAACTGGAATTGCTGCTGTGCTACTTGAAAGAAACTCAATCTGCATTGAGCTTGACAAAGACCATGCTGAAACTGCAAAAGCCAGAATCGGCAAAGTTGCTGAATATATCCAGAAGTCTTTATTTTGAGAAAGGATGAGCCATGAAAAGAATCTTTATATGCTCACCATTCAGAAGCTGCGATGAAAGCAAACATCATCTTTTTCTTGCTTATGCTAAAGAGCTGTGCCAATTTGCTTTTAACCAGGGTCATGCACCTTTTGCCCCACATCTGCTATATCCTCAATTTCTGGATGACTCAAATCCAATTGAAAGGTCACAAGGCATGAGAGCAGCTCTGACTTTCCTTTCAACCTGCCAGGAACTCTGGTATGGCTCAGGCTTTGGCATCTCAGAAGGCATGAAGCAAGAAATTAAACATGCAAGATATGGCATCGGCATTCCTGTCAGAGAAGTCATCAGAGAAGCAGGTTCAGGACAATTCATTTTTGCAGAATGAAAGGAATTGAAATGAGTGCAGGATTTCACCATCATCCAGTTATCGGAGTTGAAGATTTAGGTGACCATTGGCTTGTGAAATTGCCCCTGCAAAATTCCAATAAGCTTTATCGCCAATGTCCATATTGCAAAAAACTTTATCCTGAAAGATATGATGTTAAGAATCCAAGTGCCAGGGTACTTAATAGTGGCAAAAGATATGGCACAAAACAACTCATGATGTTATGGGCTTATAATAATTTTCAGAAGCATTTGAAAGCCTGCAAAGACAAAATAAAACTGCCCCAAGCTTAACTCAGGGCAGTCTCACCCGTAGTGAAACAAGGCAGTTGACCGGAAATTTCTAAGTTTTCATTTCAGAGGGCAAAGGCTCTCTGTCAATTGAAGGGGGTAGTTTTAATACGGCCTTATTGATTGCAGGGCTGCCAAGAGCTTTGCATTTCTTTTTGATACCAGCTTTGTCTTTTCCATATTCAATCGCGTTTACCATTCCACTCACAACATACCCAAGAGTGAATTTTTCTTTGCCAAGATAAGCTGTCACAAGTCCCCACAATATCAAACCAACAGTCTGATACCAGGGAACGCCTGATTCTTTCAGCTTCTTAAATTCGGCAATGGCATTTGTGCTTTCAATTTTCAAAGCATTGTAATGTGCAAGAGCTTCTTTTGCTTCTTCTGACAAATCAAGTAAAAGCTGAGCTGCATCGGCTGCAGAAAGCTCACCATTTTTAAGCTGCTCTCTGACATCAGCCTGCTTCTTGTAGATTCTCTGAATCTGCTCAGCAGTTGATTCAATCTCTGCCTGGATTGAATCAATGTTTGCTTGCAGCTTGTTGAGAGCTTCTTGTTGCTCAGGATTGAGTGCAACACAGCTCATCACAAGCAGACAAAGCAAAGCAAGACATATTGCTAATCTGCCCATAAAACCCCCTTTCAACAAAACACGATTAAACAAATAAGCCCCACTGCAATCAGTAAAGCTATCAATTCCCAAAGTTCAAAACTATCATACATTTTTTAAGCCTTTGTCAAAAGATATACAATCAGAACAATTGCAAGAGCAACAAGACTTCCAACAGCAGTTGCAACAAGTAAAGCTGCTTTGGGCAATTTGCCTGCCTTCTCTATCTTTTCGCATTGAGTTTTTGCGCAACCGTTGATGGTTTCATAAATTTGCGCTCGCTTTGTTTCGCAATCATCTTTTTTGACAACTATGTTTTCCATGAGAATTTTTTGTTCAGTAATTGCAGTGTGCATCTCATCAATTTTCTTTTCCATGTCTTCAAAGTTTGCCATCTCACTACTCCGTTGTAAATGTTTCTAATTCTGGATGCCAATACCAGCCCTGGTCATCAATATCGGGATTGAATGTAAAATCTTTTTCAATGATTTCTTCGATTTCAGAATTAAAAGAGCCATCATTTTCAAAATCACAGAAACCATGTCTTAGAACTTTATTATCATTTTTTCTGATAACAACCTGTCGAATCATTGCAATATTTCCTCAAACCCAAGCACATCTAAATAAGCTGCACCACCTGATATGTTATGCATGTATTCAACTTTCTGTTGGTTATCTGTTTCATGCCAGGTACAAATTGAGCCGGCAGCTTTAATAAATCTTGTTTTGGTTTCTAAATCATTGACACTCAACCAGGTTGTCAAACCACCACCATTGATTTGAGTAAATTCAAAGTAACCAAGTTCACTTGTCGGGGGAATTAAACTTGAACAATCAATTGCACTCCAAACAGTAGCACTTCCACCACTTAAAACTCTAAGTATTCCCAAATCTTCTCGATAATAATATTTTCTGAATTTATCACCTTGCATATAGAATTTAAGGAAATTACTTGAAGCATCATTTCTGACAACTCCAATTCTTCTTGTGATTATATTGCCAGAAATTGATGGACTGTCTATAGATTTGCTGAACTTGGCAAAAACTTCTTCAGTGTCCAAATCTCTGCATAAATGTATATGATACCAAGTTGAAGCTTCTTCTGAGCCTGTATCAAGGTCTTGTGTAATATTTATGGTAATTGGATTTTCAAGTTTAATAAATTCGCCATCGGTTTCTGGCACTACGCAAAAACCAGGATTGATATTGATTTGATAAGCTGATATATATTCCAATTCAAGACCGCAAAGAAGACCGCAAAGCAAAATTTTTCCAAATCTTTCAGTCATCAAGCACCTTATGTTGGTATGATAGTCCTATAGAAAATCATCTTGACTTCAATTATCAACAATCTACCTGCCAAGTTATCTAAAACATGACCGGCATTTCTGGCAAACAAATCAACCATGACCAAGCTTTTATTAGTATATAATTCAGGTGATATAAATATTAAGTAAAGATGATTCAGCTTTTGTTCTGTTCTGCCACTTTGTACTGGAATAAGAAAGTCTGAGCTGAATAATCCTGCAGAAGTCAAGTCACCGCCATTATTGACAATTTTCCATTCCAATTCCATATAAGCATTTTTTGAACTGCCTGTTAAATTTTCAGCACTATATTTAATCAGAAAAGCAAGACTGCATTGTTCAATATGATGTTCAGGTTGATAATGAGCTGACCAGCCTTCGTAAATACCAGTATCACCAAATTCATAAGCCATAATAGATGAACCTGGAATTCTAACAATAGGCGGGAACCGGAAACTGATGATATTTCTTGGAGTATAAACTTCACCAGGTATTTCAAGATTTGGAATTGGAAGTTGTGGTCTCCATTCAACTGTTTCTCTGCCCAGGGCGGTATCAAAATTTGCAAGATTGGGGTCACCTATCATCTCGCCTTTTATCGGGATGCCATCAGGCTCAGAGCCAGGTGGTGTATCTGTAAAAAAGATTCTGCCATCTTTTTGAACACTGCGATGAACATGACCATCATCGCGCATATTGAAATAAGTATAATAATTCCCATCTCTGGATGGTGTCGGATTTCTATCATCATCAGTAAGTTTGAAGAATGATTGAATCTGAGCATAATTCTTTTCAGTTGGCTCTGGTATCTCAAAAGGAAAATATGCTTTTTCTTTATCAAGACCAGTTCCTGCTGCAGTGCAAAACCATCCCCCCCATCCACCTGGCAAAGCATTGCCTTGTGGGTCAAAGCTTTTCAGCTCATCATCCATGAGCATCATAATTCTATAAGTAGCTTCAGGGGCTTCTTCGCCTTCTGCTTCAGGTTGGGGGTCATCTATTGCAAGAAGCCGCCAAATACTGTTGACATTGGCTCTTTTAAGGTCTGATAGTCTTTGCCATCGAGTTGCTTGATTATAATATTGGTCTTGCTTGTATTTATCATCAATGGTTGTGACAGCAGGCTTGATGCCAATGTAAATGCCATTTTTATTATTATGCAGTTCTAAATCACCACTGACTTTCAAATTGCCAATACGATTAAGCTCAGCAATAATTTCATTCAGCCTGCTGGCTGTAATTGTGTCACCTGGCTTGAATAATTTAAGAGTCATTTTTTGACCTTTTGTTATTCAGCCCAACTATTAGGGATGTTTTCACCAGAGCTGGTTGATGGCAAAGCAGTATCCCATTCTTCTACAAAGAATGTTTGAAAGAGACCTGCGCCATCGTGAAAAGTATTGAAATAAAACTTGTCACCAACTGCAAATTCAAGCACTGGCAAAATTATTATTTTAGAATCATCACCTGTATAAGCAACCGTCACATTGCCAGAAATGCCTGAGCTATTTCTTTCGGTCAATGTAATTACGCCATCACCAGACCGGCTGCCTTGTGCAACTTCTTCACTGCTGCCAAAGGCAATTGATTTGTAAAGGGTAACAGTTCTTGTGCCAGCAACATCGCTAAGCTCTGCATATAAAATTCCATAGTCATGGCAGAATGCCCTGGTGACTCCGCTTAAAGACCAGTTGCTGAGCTGATTGGCATCATCATATTGTTCAAGAATTGCAGTGGCTCTGGTGATTGTAAATTTGATTCCATATTTTTCATTTTCAAATTCGACACCAGTTGTTGCAGTTCCAAGATTAATAAGTTTGGTTTCATCTTTTTTGTTTATTTTAACACTCCAAAGCTCAGAGCCTGGCGTTGTCGCATCCGTGCATTCGATGACAATCTTGTGATTGGTGTGAACCTGCTGAGAAAGGATTACTTCTTCAATTCTGCCAGTGCCAGTATTTTCAATATCTGGCTCTGGACATAAGAATACATATATAAATTCGCTTGTAAAATTCAGCCAAAGCAAATCAACTGTGCCGGAAAGACCAGAGCCACCTTGTTCTGCAAGAGTAACTTCGCCATCATCAGCAATGCTGCCTTGCGCAACCAAATCCTCAGTCGCCCAGGGGTCTGAATAAGCACTGACTTGATGACCTGCACCGGCAGCCTGCAATAAAACAGTACATCTACCAACCAGGTCAGTATTGCTGCCGATTGAAACCCCATCCATATTCCAATTGTCAAGCTGACCTTTGGCATCTCCATATTGATTGCCGAAATAATAGACATCGTTTTCAAGCACCAAATCATAACTGCCAATTGCACTTATCATTGCATCAATCAATCTGTCAAGAACAATGTCAATATTTCTGTCTGCAACAAACAAATCTTCTCTGACACCTGTCAGCATGTAAGTTTTCAGCAATGAAACCGTTGAAATTTTCATGCCTTCAATATTATCTTCATCATCTTTTATATTATCAGCAACAAGCTGCAGAAATTCTCTTTCATCAATTGAATCATTGAGCAAGACAATCCATTCCGAAAAAACAGTGTCAATGTCTTGCTTATCAGTTTCAAGTTGATTGAATTTTTTAATGCCCTTGCCAATATTCTTGAAAATTTTGTCTCTGTTATATGGCATTTGTTAGCCCCTTAAATCAAGCCCCTGAAAAGAGAATTGAAATTTGTTGTCTTATAAAGTTTGCCTTCATCTGAAAATGTTGGCTCTTCCCATCTGCCACCACCTTCACTATCAGGCAGAGGATGCCATTCTTCTTGCCAGGTGATGCCACCAAATCTTTTGAGAAATCTTAAAGATAAAATCCATTTCATATTGCCATTTTCGTCTTGAAAATTACTTGTTGTTGCACCAAGAAACAGCCAAGTTAAAGCTGTGCCACCTTTCCAGATTGAAGAATTGATTTTGCCTGTATTCTTAAAAAGTCTTGGCAACCATTCATTTATATCATCAACTGTCACTTCAGCAACATATTCAGCTTCAGGATAAAAAACAGAAATTGCTTGTTCATAAGAAATGGCTTCTTCATTGACTGACCAAGTGCCGCCATAAATTCTTTTGACTTCACCTGAAATATCAAGACTTTCTTTGACATAATCTTCTGACTCATGCTGTTGAACGTAATCTGCAGTTGTATATTCTGCAACAATTCTGCATTCAGCATAATTGCCGCCTGCAAAGATTTGTCCAAGTGGCTCAAGTCTGACTCTTGAACATCTCAGGCCAGAAACACCTGGAAAATCATCCCCAATATTAGGTTTAACTGCAAATCTTTCAGACCAGAGACAATGAAAAAATCGCCTGCCAATAATGCCATCGGCTGTATATTCAACAGTTGGGCTTCTGTCAAGTTCTATAAGTGCCATCAATGACTCCCTGCAACTGCTGGCTCTCTGGTATCTTTTATTTCTTCAAGAGTTCCTGAAATCTTTTCAAGCCAAAATACCTGTTTTAATGCTGAAGTAACCCCTGGTGCAGCTTCACCACCCGCCAATCTCATGCCACCTGCTGTCAATGGAGCTGTGATTCTGCCCCTTAGCATTCCCATTCTGCCAGTTTCAAGTTGTCCCATTCTTTCCAGAGCCTGATTGAGAGTTTTTCTTATATCAATAATATCTGCAGCAGCATTTTGATGAAGCTTTTTGATTTTTTCTTGTGCTATTTTTTCAACCATAACTCTGGCTGCAGCATTGTTTTCATATTTTTTGAGTGATTCTTCGCGCCATTTTTCTATTTCTTTTTGCTTTGCAAGAATCTCATTGCCGGTTGCTCTCAAGTAATCAATTTCAAGGTCTTTCTGGTCTTGAAGCCATTTTGCATGTTCTTCTAAGGCTCTTTGTCTGTGTTGTCTGCGTCTTTCTTCAGCTCGCCTTTCGGCTGCTTCTTCTTCTTTTATCGCCGCAAGAGCTGCTTCATTTTTTCTGCGCCACCATTCCAGGTCAGCAATGGCAAGCCTTGCTTCTTGAGCAGCTCTATAATCTTCAATATCAATCAGCTTTCTGACAGTAGCTGTTGCATCTTCAATCATTTGAACAAAGATGCCAAAATTCTTTATTGCAAAAGTGCCGATTGTTGCAACAGCTTTTCCCAAATCTTTCAAAGAATCTTCATTATCTTTGAGTACAGTAGTAATATCATTCAAGCCTTCTCTGGTTGGCTCAAGCATTCCATAACCAAATGCTTCAAGGGCATCTGAAGCTGCATTTTTCATTTTTGCCCAAGAACCTGCCACCGTCTTGCCCATTTCTTCAGCAAGACCGCCAAACTTTGACCTGAGCAAATCTATTGCATAAGCAGCCTTTTCATTTGCAGTCATATTCTTCAAAGCTTCGTTTGATGAAGCTCTCAGTTCAGGAATGTATCTGCCCAGGATTTCAACATTGCCTTGCATCGCCATGCCAACATATCTTGCTGCAGTTCTGACATCGAACATGCCGCTTTCAGCAATATCATATACCAGGTTGAGATTTTTCATTGAACCTTGATAATCATTGGTCAACATGATGAGCTGAGCAAGGGTTGCTCTGGTCTGAGTATCACCAAATCTTGTCAGTTCCTGCTGCTTATTTGCAAGTGCATCCACTTCGCGCATCGCCGTTTCAGATTCAAGGCCAAGCCTTCTGAGCTGATGGGCGAGTTGAGCTGTCTGCAGTTGCTCTGCTGCTGCAGCCTGAGTTGCTTTGATAATCACAGCAGTTAAAGCAGTAAAGCCTGCAATTGCTCCAACAAAAGCAACTTTGCCAAATTTATTGAGAGCTGATTGTGTTCTTGATATGAAACCTTTGGATGCGTCTTCGGATTCTTCGAGCTTGCCTTTTAGGTTGGCATTCTTGGCTGTTAGTTCAAGGTATGCTTCACCAAGTTTTTCTACCATCATTCACCTGGCACTTTCAAGCCTTTGTCAAGATAGGCTTTTCTGAACTTTTCAATTGTCTCTTTCGCGCCTTTTACCGGCTCAAATTCCAAGTCATGCTTGTCAACCGGTCTGACTCTTTTCATATAAGCTTCAAGCTGCTTGAAGGTCAATCTTGTAATCTGCCCTGGCGTAAAGCCGTATTCTCTTGAGAGCAAAGAAAAGATGCAACCCCAAGTCAGCTTTGCGCGGGGGGGCTTTTTTTATCCCCTTCATCCACATCGCCTTCAACCAGCTTCTGCAGTTGGTTGAATCTCTCGAATGTCACCAAGTGCTTGCAGTCTTCAGGTGACTTTATTTCAGGATGATTTTTTTTGAGCATTAGAAAGAGCTGATAAGCAGCCCCTTCAGCACTATTCATAATGGTTGCAATTTCAAACCTGATTTCACCCTGGGAAATGTTGACAATCTTGTCTTTAAGCTGCTGCCTGATTTCTCGAATGTCTTTATCTTCGGAATCAGCAGGCAAAGCCTTCAGGCGGTCATGCAGCTTTTTATAAAGCTGCTTTTCTGCCCATTGCTGAAGTTCAGCATATAGGCCAAGTGTCATATTTGACAGGGTGTATTCTTTGCCCTGCAGCTCTACCTTGAAAGGCAGAGCAGTCATTTCTGCAAGCTCTTGGCTCATCGTTCAATCCTTTCCGATACTCTACGGAGTATCAAAATCTTTTGCATATGCACCATCACTGACAAAGGTAACTGTGAATCTTGCCTTGTCAGCTTGTGGAACTGAAATGTTGACGTTTTGAATCAGCACATCTCCAGAAACCTTGTAGGGAACTGCATCATCGATATAAAGTTCTATCGATATGATTTCGCCTTCATTGAGATTCGGCGGGTCAGCCGCAATATCTTGCGCCGTATCCCAATTTCCTTCAAAAGTTCCTGCCATTGACTTGTTACCTGAAATATGACTTTTATAGCCATCATCCAGGTAATCAGTTGTTTCAACAGGGTCAGCACTCAGGTCAACAGAGAAGTTGTCTATTCCGAGAACTTCTGTCACGCCTGATTTGACCGCTCCCTTGACACCTGTAATGTGTGCCATAGTCATCCCCTTTCCTATTGTTTTTGAGTCAGAATCCTGTATTCTGCAAAGTAGTGCCAAGCTTCTTCAGGGTCTTTGATTCTCCGCTCAAGCACTCTCATCATTCTGATTGAATGATAACCTGTTATTGTCAGAGTTGCTTCATCAAAGCAGGCTTTCAGCTTGTCTGCTGCATTATCCACTTCAGCAACAGATTGACTTTTTGAAAAGATTGAGAATTGCAAGCTGGCATCATCGCCTTCAGAATTGAATGTCAGCTCATTCATATTGTTGAGCCAGAGCCAAACACCAAAGGGAAATGCTGTGTCTTGTGGGGCGGAATCGGCATGTAAGCCACCAGGCAATGCCGCCTTCAAAGCTACATCGGCATTATATTTATCGTAAATTGCTTTGTCTAAAGCTGTCATACTATGCCCTTCAGCATCTTCACAATTCTTTGAGCATTCTTCTTGAAAGAAGGTCTCAAATAAGGTCTTGCTGCCATCTTGCTTGTGCCAACTTCAAGAAAGAAACCCACTGGCAGATTAGTGCCAATGAGTCTGCTTAAAGTCTTGGTGAGCCAATGCAGAGAAGCCCTGAGCCTGCCAGTTTGAACTGCAGGGGCTTGACCAGGGGCAGAAGCTCTGGTTTTATAGGCTTTGCCTTTGTATTCAATGCCGGTCTTTGGCTCTCTCATAAGTGCTTTGGCGGTATTGATAATCATAATGCAGCCTTTATCAAGCACAGTCTCTGTACCTTGATTGACTTTCTTCAATACTTTTTTGCCAAACCATTTTAGATTTTGAGCCATTACTTTCTTTCCAGCAAGAGCAGTTTCCAGTGATGCCCTGCAAAATTCCACTTATCGACAAAGACGATATCAAACAGCCTGCTTTCAAAGCTGATTCTGTGCTGCCCTTCAGTAATTTCAGAGCTTTGCGGTAAGCAAAAAAGTTTGAAGTCTGCGTTCACTTCCATTTTCATATAAGCCTCAAGCTCTCTGCCATTCAAAGCTTGAATTCTGCAAGGCATGTCAGCAATATCAGAAGCCCAGGATTCGGTTTGACCACCTGAACCATCATCGGCTCTTGTGACCTTCTGCACTGTGCAGGTCTGATTGAACAGGTCTTGTATTGTCATCCGATGCTCACCCTTCGCCATCTGATAAGCTGCTCTGAATACCTTTCAACAACAAATTCATCAACTGAGACGCTATTGTCAAACCTGGTATATGAATAATCACCAAGCTTTTCAGATTTCATGCCTTTGTCTGAACCGGCTTCCCTGACCGCATCTGCCACCATTGCCGTGACAAGCTCTGTCAAATCTGCTGGCAACGCTGCCTGATTTGCACCAAGACCTGCATTCCATTCTGCAAATATCCTGGTCTCAGGGAACTTGCCAGAAGTCAGCTTGACCCTGCCTGTCTTTGCTGTCAAATGATGCCCTGAAATAAGGCTGTCATAATCTGGTATGTAAAATGAAGCATATTCAGAGCTGAGAGCTGGCTGACCAGGCTCATCAACCAGGTCTGCACTCAGATGGTTTTCATAGCCTGAAATAACTTCAACAGACCAACCTGAGACAAGCTCAAGAGCTGTTTTTATTGCAGCAAGAGTTGTCTCAGAAGACAAGTCAATATCTGTTTCAACTTCGGCATCCCCCCATGTTCTTGCAAAGAGATGCCCATCGATGACTTCAACTGTGGCAGATTTTGCACCGGCAAGACTTGTTGATATTCTCA